TATTCTTTTAGAGAAAGTTTATAACCGCTTTAAAGGATGGATAAAGTCACATCCTAATCACAATGCTTATTCTAAAAGCATGGTATGTCCAAGTTGCAATTCTGTTAAATTACATAAGCGTGGGTTTGCAATTACAGCTACACGACAATATCAACGATACCAATGTTCGGAGTGTGGGTCATGGAGCAAGTCTGTGAAATCAGAAAAGAATTACAACGAGTCGGTTACCAGCATATAAGGAAAATAATGGATATTGAAGCATTATGTCAGCATCTTGTAGGTAAGACCATTGTAGAAGCAGAAGCTTATTATGAGGATAGCCAACTGAACATAACTCTTAATGATGGCACCTACATAGAGATTAACTGCGACTCTGTTTACTCAGAAGTGCCTACTTTAGATGACTGATGTATTGCTGTTAGATGGTACAATAGTTGACAATTATAGTAAGGAATATATGCTTTATTGTGAAGCTAAATGGCTTCTAAGTAAAGAATTAAGTTACCGCAGGGAATGGCTAGATAAAGTTCAAGAAAAACGTAGTTCAGACATAGATCTGTTAAAAAATTATATATCTATTATTTTTAATGCAAAAATAACTTAACACAAATATCAATAAATAATAAAAAAGGGGCATTAAAGCCCCTTTCCTAAATGTGAATACCGATTTTCTGAGGAACGCTATTCACCACCTTGAGCCAAATGGCCCAAATTCACTTAAAAGAATGATCATAGAGACATTATTTTATCTAATATATAGTCTTATATCAAAATTAATTAAAAGTGTCTCTGCATGTCACTACGTCAGTCCTAGATACGTTTAGCTAGTCTGTACCATGTTTTTATATAACTTTTAAGGCTTTCTATAGAATTACCTTGGTATAGCAATGAGTTATGTGTTACTTGATAAAAGTTATCAACATGGGTGTTATTTTTCTCACTATATCCATTTATTAAAATTACTGTAAAATTAGATTCTTTACTTAAACTTTTTAATAATATTTTTTGCCCATTAGATATTTCCTCATCTTTTCTTTTCCATTCAGCAAGTAAAAATAATCCATTTATTCCATAAAGCATATCAATGTTAGAAGGAATAATTTTAGGGCTATCCTCAAACAAGCCGTGTAAAAATCCAAAATCAGTGTGCATTGCATTACTATTTCTCATGCCTAAATTAGACACAAATTATAGTTCCATTATAAACTTGGCAGATAGTTACAGAGCCATCAGGCGCTAGTATAGTAGTAGTTTGACCTAAAGCCTTTTCTGTTCCCCATATAGCTAATGCAGCTAAAGCAGTAATAAATACCCAGTATGTTTTATTCATCATCATTCCTCACTAACTGAGCTTCAATTTCAGGCGGGTTTATCGCTTCTTCATTTCTTAAAGTTGCAACCAACTTATGTCTAAACCATTCTGACTTGGCTAAGTCACCTTCAATATCACCTTTAAACGGATAACGTAAATCATATTTCATCTTTGTACCTTTTAGGTAACCCACAAATTCTTCTTTAGTGAGTCTGCTTTCAATGACATCTATTGTTTCTATACCACCTTGTACATAGTGCGGTGGTCTATTTACTAAATCAACCATAACTATCCCCTTATAAAAAATAAGTCAATTAATGTGTAACACCCATAAGCAAGCCAACCCATACTGCCAAGAACTAACGACCATACTATAACATCTAATATTTTTTGCATTTATAAGCCAGTAACAAAGCGACTACTATCATATTTTTTAACATTAGTTACTTTAATAATGTTTTTTGTATCTGGAATAAGTGGAGTAATAGCCCAATTGTGTAATTTATTTTTAATATCTTTTTCAATTTCTAAAGATGTAGGTTTAGATGGCATAAGAGCAGACCATACTAACTTACCGTCTTTGTCAAATTCTTCCACTAAGTAAGCTAATGGATTCATGTAAAATGCCTATTCCAACCACTATTGCATCCACTACGCAAAGGTGTAGGTAGCGTAACCTTGCCTTCTTTAATAAGCTTTCTAATTCTTTCTTGCGGGCCTTTAGCTTTAGTAATAATTTTAGTCCTATTAGCTTCTGGATTAACGCGCATATATTCATTAATCGCCGCAATAATTTCTTCGTCTGTTATTTTTCTCATTAGTAAAATACCATCCTTCCTATGTGCGTTTTTTTTCTTTTGCCAAACCATTCTTTCTTTGGCGGTATTGAGTCATCATGGAAATATAAAGCATCTGAAACTGGGTTAGTATGTTTATTAAAAACAACCGTATTAATAACCAAAAGTTTTGTTTCCAAATACGCCCTTTCATTAACTGGAATATGACTTTCGTCTGTAACCCCAATGAACTGACCAGAAGCGTAAATAACAGAACATACATCACGACCCCAACGACCACTACGCAACCTATTGCGAATAACATTAATCACCCCTACCTTTTCTTCTAATGTTCTTGTATTAACTTCATGATACACAGCTTGCGCATAGCAATTAATATTCATTTCTAATTCGTTCATATCCATATAGTAATTTAATTATATCTTTTTAATAATTTTACCATATCACATAATACCATAAAATAATATAATCTTATTGTATCAAGTATATTGCTTGTTACATTTAACTAGGAGAACATTATGTGGACAAAACCAGCGGCTACTGAAATGCGTTTTGGTTTCGAAGTTACAATGTACATCATGAATAAGTAATGATTGCTAAGTGCATGCTGAGGATGTCCTTAAAAAGGAACATCCTCGTCAGCACCTTCCAATGATGGCTTTTTATATTCCGAATGTGTGTTCTCTTGCAACTGAACTGATCCAGATATAAATTTTCCATTTGCACTTTCCCTAACCCAGCCACTAATTCTAAAATTAATCCCATCAACATTCATTTTTCCCGTGTAATCCGGTCTCTTAGGATTGTCTCCTTTGTCATTTTTAAATAGCGCAAAGCTATTTGTGTTGTCATACTCAGCCATATACTACTCCTTTAGTTTTAAAATTGCTTGGTCTACTTCGTCTAGAAACTTCAATACTTCTGATTCTAATTCTGCTATGTAAGAATTATCTCTTTCAACCCTAGCTACAAAAATTTGCATTGTATCAGGGAAATTGGGATTATAACTTACAAAGTCTACCCACTTTGCACCGGTGCAAGCTAACTGCCATTGCATTTGTGGTATGTACTTACTAGGAACTAATTTATTCATTAAGGTGTTTGTGTGCGTAGTTTCTATAGGGCATTTAATCTCTATAAGACCTGCATACTTACCTTCTTCTTCAGAGTTCACAGCTCCGTCAGGGCTAGCACCGCTATTCTTAATAATAGGATGGTCAAAGAAGCCTACCTCTGTCACGGATACCCCTCTAGTTCTTTCATAAAGTTCCCGAGCAGCACTTTCTCTTTCAATACCATCTAGCATAGCCTGGTTAACAAAACTATCGCCTTTCTTGCCTGTAATCCGTTCTGATACAAGTTGGACAAGGTAGTTTTGACGTGATGTAGATACGCCCGTTTTAGTCTTGGCGATAACATCCGATATTCTGGATGCTGTCACCTTGCCTAATCGTTGCTGAAACCACTCTTCTGTGCGCTGCTCAATCATAGGAAGTCTTCTTTAGATACTAGCTTGACAGGATTACTTTGTTGATGAATGGCATTGACTACTTCATTAGCTGAAGCAAACTCTGTGCCACCTAATCCTAAAGCTGCTAAACACCTGCCAATTGCAGAGGTCTCACAATTTTCTACATAAGATGTTCCATTGATTTGTGATGCTTTACGGAACTCCTGTGCATGACCTGTAGCAAATGTTTGCACTTGACCACCTTCTAAGTGAACACCTGCATAAGCCTTAACAATACATTGTTCATCATCAATCTTAACTATTTCAGTAGTAAGAAAGTAAGTAGGGAACTGCTCTCTAAATTCCTGAACTCTTAATGCTACTGTTTTATAGTTCTTGCCTTTAATATTAACTACACCTTGTTTAGTCATGCCTCTCTCCTGCTGTTGTAATTGTTGTTGGTGTTGCTCCATCATCACTTGATCGTAAAATTGTTGTTGACTCATATCCATTCTCCAAGTTATATTGTTCTAATGCCACCTGCTCTTTAGCTTGCCACTTATCGTTAGACTCTTTCAGCTCTGCTGTGCATCTGCGTAATTCTTTTACTACATCTACTAAAGTAATCGGCATATAAAATACCCCCAAAATACAAAAAGAAACAACCATAGCCATTTACTCATATTACACCTGCTAACTTACCCATAATGTGCAAACAAAGCCAAACATAACCCCAAAATGCTATTGACAGTATTATCATTGTTTTAATTTTCATTTATAATCTCCAAATTAAAATGCACTACACAAGCATTATATCTGTCTATTTATGAAAAGTAAACACTTATTTTCAAATATTTTAATATTTTATAACATGTTGATTATTAAGACTTTTTTATAGAATGCCATATTCTGTTGTCTTTATGCCATAATTTTTTATTCTTTTCATCATGAGGATAAGATTCAAATATAATTAATATTTTATATGATGAAATTAATAGGTATAAACCAATCGAATATAAAGAATTAAACATAGATAAAACATATAGTATGTTAAATATGTTTAATAAATCAAATAATAATTTATCAAATATTAATGAAGATCAAATGAAGACAATATTTGAAACTAATAAT